ATAGTTAGCATCATATGCTTCCTAAGAGACTCCACTTTAGAAAAGTCAAGTGGGGCTTTATTTGTCATCTGCTACATCTCCTACAAGTGCAGCAATCTCATCAGCCAAACTACTTGTTGCAGCGTCAGCAACTGGTGCTGCATCTGGCTCTTCAACAACTTTCTTGGTTTTAGGTTTTGCCTTAGGTTTAGGGTCTCCAACAGATGCTACTTTACCGAACCCCTTTACTTCCTTTACTTCCTTTACTTCCTTTACTTCCTCCTTCTCAACAGGTGCCTCAATAACAGGGGCTGTTACGATAGTAGCCTCTTTAATTATTTCTTTTTCACCTGTAATAGTTAGCACTGCATCAATACCAAACAACTTATCAACTGCTTCTTGTGCTACCTCATCAATGAAACCACCAAAACCAAATGTTAGTTTTGGATATGATGCATCAGTATCAAAGGAAATTGTTGTCTTAACAATCTCTGGCGGAATACCTCTAGTAGATAACTCCTTTTGATAACTATTTAACCCTTTCAATGCTCCTGGTGTTACTTGTAACAAGTACACTGAGCCAGTTGGGTCATCTGCAGCAACCACTGCCAATCGCTTTTGGTCTGCACATGCTTTAACTTGCTGACCCTGTGGTGTTATCTTAGAACCCCAAGCATTTTGTGGGCATGAAGCACACAAGTCATTCTGAGGTTTAGTGCTATCAACATGTGGACTAACACCATCTAATGAAAAACAATCTGGTGCTGATGGCTCTGCATCTGGAGTCCATGGCTTTTCATACCATGTCTTAGATAGCCTAGGATTAGCACCCACAACGATTATATCTAACTTAGTTGAATCAAGCAAAGTCTCAGTACCACCGTCTACAATACGGAAGCGACTGCCTTTAATTGAAATCCGTGGAAAACCATCACTTGTTGGTAGCCCACCTACTAATGACTGTGCTAATACAGACGGCACACCCACTTTTCCTGCAAGATGTGCAGGAACTTGTATATCACTCAGAACAATATTTGACATTGTTTTACTCCTTTTATTATTTAACATCTAGTTTAGGTGCAGGCTTACGGACATTTATATCAATCCTTGTACCGTATGTAACTCCTGCTGGAACAGCCTTGTTCATGTCGATGTATCCACGAACTGCTACTTTACTTACACGCTTCTCGAGTAGGTCATATGCTTCATTTTCTTGTATAAATTCTAGCATAGCGTCCCAATCTGCAACTCTGGCATAGTCATTGGTAGTTAGAAATGCTGTACCATGATTGGTTTTGAAGGATGTTACTCCATCAGCATCTGCTTTCTCCTTTATCCATGCTTCAAGTTTAGTCATGTTTTCTTTAATATCCTTGACTTGGGCTTTCGCCTCATTCTCAATGGACTCTTTCTTGTGACGTAATTTCATATACGTCTCAATTATTTGGTCTACTGTTAGACTCATAGTGTCACCTCACTCTGTTTCTTGCTGTATTAAATCAAGAAGCAATCCTTGTAACTTTTGTTTATTGCGTAACCTATCGTACATCTTAGACTCCACAGCGATAGACTCTATATGTACAACATTCGATATATGCTTCTTACCTATTCGTTCAATGCGACCATTCGCTTGAGTATATTGCTCATTACTCGTTATTGGTCCATACCATATGATAGTAGATGCTGATGTTAGTGTTAAGCCGTGAGCCATCGTGGCTGGATGTGCTATTAACACATGTGGTTCATCACCATTTTGGAAATCGTTAAATATCTTATTGCGTTTTGTAGCACTTACTGCACCATTAACAACAGCAGTTGTCCAACGTTTCCTTAACTTCTCTTCTAGCATATGTAATGTTCCAGTCAACGGAACAAACACTATAACTTTCTCTCCTGCTTCTTCTATTACTTCTTCTACCACTTTAACTCTAGGCGAACAGTCCAACTCAATGTTCTGTTTATTATCATCATAGACTACACCACATGCTATCTGTACAAGTTTCTGTAACTTAACAGCCTCGTTAACAGCAGTAATAGAACCCTCTTCTTCCTTAAATTCAATAATAAAACGCCTAAGCATTTCCTTATAGTACTTCTCTTGCATCTTAGTTAGTGGTACTTTCCTGGTTTGTATGATGGTATCTGGTAAGTCAAAGCATTCATCTCTCACATATCTAACTGACGGTTGTAGAATATCCTTTACAATGCTTACTGACTCTGGTCTAGGTATCCACTTCCACTGACCTATCTTCATCATTACTTGGTCACGAAATGCAGTATATGTGTTGGAACAATATGGGCTATTAACTAACTTTGCTAAAGCCCAAGCATCAGTTGGGTCATTAGGTGTTGGTGTACCTGTCATCATCCACAATCTTGTTCCCTTGTTAGCCTCTATCCATTTACGAAATATCTTAAACCTATTAGTAGATGGATTGCGTAATACTGCTGCTTCATCAAATATAACAAGGTCAAACTTATTCATTGCATCTTCTGCAATGATAGCAAATCCATCATGGTTAACAATATAAAAGTCAGATTTAGTATTAAGTAACTTCTTTCTTCTTGCTGCAGTACCATGTAGTGTTACAGACATCCTATTTAAGAACCCAGTAAAAATGCTATCACCCCACACTCGTTCAAGTGTAGACAGTGGTGCTATAATAAGGCATTTCTTTACCTCACCTATGTTCATTAGATAATCTGCTGCCCATAATGCTGATTGTGTCTTACCAGTACCAATATCATTAAGAACTAATGCTTTTCTATGCATAGTTAAAAATGCTGAAGTTAGACGCTGATGCTTGTAAGGTATAAGTTTGCCAACCCAGTCATAATAATGCAGGATAGGTGATGGTGCAGTTATACCAAGATTACGAAGTACTTTTACTTCATCTATTTTATGAGGTGTTATGACTAACTCACTACCATTAAATGTCATTTTCCTTGCAGTAGGTATGCAATCAAGCACACGATTAGGATTAACTAACTTTAATGCAATAGCCTTTGCTTGTTCTACAACTACCATTGTAACTCCGTATGCCATGAATCATAGGCAATATAATTCTCTACTTTACTTATTGTCTCATCATCATAGACTAGAAAGCACTTACCACCTGCTTTCTCTATATCAGCCATACATTTAACTTGTAGAGGTGTAGGTTTTTTAGTTTTATCTGCTTTAACCTCAATCCCAAGTAGCCTACCCTCAACTACTGCTAGTCTATCGGGTATACCTGCTCTACCAAATGGTCCAGATTGAGGACTAAAGTACCAAATCTTCCGTTTTTTAAGCATGGTATCTAATCGTCGCTTAATTTTCCCTTCTGGGGTTAATGCCATATACTCTCCTTTTACCTTAAATTATACCTATGTTTACACTCTTGTCAACTAAAGTTGTGCGTAATCGCATATATGTTTCGCAGGACACCAAGGACATAACCCACTTGGTTTAGGTGGCCAA